CTTGGACGAAGACGTAAAAGCACGTCTTCAAATCGCTATGAATGAGGCTTATGCCGTCTTCGGCGCGAAAGGGCTCGAACCAAAACCCCTCAATGAGGTCTCTGTTGAACCTTCATCTCCAGGGGCCACATGGAGGTTATTTGGTCGGTCGGGTAAACGCACAGACTTCAATGTGTACGTTGAGGCACTGGCGCGTGCCCAGACCATTTTTGATCGAGCTCAGCGTAGGAGGCAGCCTTACTGCCAACTGCCACCATGTATAGCCTATCTGCGTACTCAATTGGCTCCTCGTAGTCGTCCGAAGGTCCGGTTAGTGTGGGGTTACCCTTTTGAGATTAATCTTATCGAGGGTGCCTTTGCTGACGTGTACCAGGAGGTACTTTTACGCCGGAACGCGCCGATACTCCCACGTACCAACCGTTGGGTAGCTATCGCGCTTGATCACGCAAAGCGAGCTGGCACCGTAGTGGGTCTAGACTGGTCGCGCTTCGACTCCACTGTACCGCGGTTCCTAATTCGCTTTGTTTTCAGGCTAATACGAAAGGCATTTGGGGGCAAGTATGAAGGGGTGTTCGATCTTTTGGAACATTACTTCATACATACGCCAATCGTCATGCCTGATGGACGAGTCTTTATCAAGCACACAGGTATACCTTCAGGCTCGCGCTTCACGGCCATCGTTGGATCCATAGTTAATTGGATTCTAATTAGAGCGATGACGAGAGGGCGAGCACGTCAGGTACACACTGTGGGCGATGACAGCCTCTTCGCACTAGAGTCCACTGTGAATGAAGTGCGAAGTGAACTGAAAGAATGGGAAAGCTTTGCTAAGGCATTAGGAATGGTCATCAACGCTGATAAAACTGAAGTTGGTGAAGATGTCAAATTCCTAGGCCGTAGGCAACGCTTTGGTTCGACTCGTCGTGATCCCGGCGTGCTGATCCTTCATTTCATCCTGCCCGAAATTTCTGGTGCGGTGATGGAGGAGAGGTTGGTAGGGCTACTGTGGGACTCTAGCCTGAATAGTTGGGCGATGTTCTCCCTATATGCGCAGTGCGCATTGCGACCTAGGGAGGTAGCTCTCCAGGAAGTACCGTGGCCGATGCGGATGGCGCTTAGAGGTCGAACATTAGTGACCGTTGGCGCCATATTTTCGCACGGTTGACGACTACGGTGTGCG